CCTTCGTTCGTGTACGTTCGAATTAGGTATTCGCATAAATCTACCGGCTTCTGTGTAGGGTGGAGAACGTTTTTACCGATGACGTTTTTAAACCTTAATATATCGTTAGGGAAACCGGTAAATGACTCATATTTTCTACCTATTTGATTAGGTCGTTCACCAACTGTTCCTCCTGCGTTATAATTCTTCGTTACGACTTTTTCTCCTGAACTTACAACCCCTTGCGGATAATATTTCATTCGATTCTTAACTTGGGAAGCGTGCCCCCATTTTGCCTTACTAAAGACGCTAATAGTTTCAATAGCCTTCATGGGCCTATTTTTCGCATGTTGGTATAACCCAGGCTTCGACTTCTCCCAATACCAATCATACCTGTATAATTCAAATTTGCTCATTCTTAACTTTGTGCTAAATGGCTCCGACCCAAATAGCAGTATTGCCCCATTTTCTTTAATAACCCTTTCATACTGTTCCCACAAGATATTGAAAGGAATAACAGAGTCCCATTTTTGTGCAGTCATACCATACGGCAAATCGCAAAGTATCATATCGATCGACTTATCAGGTAACAACCGCATCCCTTCGATACAATCCATCTGATAAATCCGGTTTAATTCGATGCTTCCGATTAATTCTTTCGCCACCCAATCACTCCTTACTAGAATAAAATTCATATTTTATAAATGGAATTTTGATTAAAAATAAAAAAGGAAGCCTAAAAGACTCCCCTTATTTTATGAAGATCTTCTAAAAATTACCTAAAAGATTAAGCTTGTTGGGCTACAACCAAACGAGCCATAGCTTGTTCATTGTATACAACGCCATCCATGTATCCATCAAGAACAAGCAATTGAGATCCACGGAGAGCTTGAGTAGTATCACCAGTTACATGTTGTAAAGCAAATCCTTTTTTAACCATTACAGCATAAGTTGCTTCAACATTACCAAACAAGCAAGGAACTTCATCATCAAGAGCGTCAGTTACAATAACTTCAGCACCAAACAAAGTGTAAGTTAAACGACCGTTTACTACGCCATTTTGCATGTAATAATGATTGTTACCATCTTTCAATTTAGATACTTGGTTGAAGAACTTACGGGACATAATATAGCTGGAGCCATCTAAGAATTCAGGATGAATTGCATTATACAAATCAAGTAAGTCATCAATAGTAGCAGCACCAGTAACATTGACTTCAGCAAGACCAGCAGCACCTTTAATACCAGTGAATTCTTCTCCACCTTGACCTACAAGAATAGCTTTTTCAACTGCTTTAGCTACACGTCGAGAAAGTAAGTTTACAGCATAGTCAACTACATTGACAGCAGCGTCATTGATAAATTGAGTTGATAAGCTGATAGCAGCACCAACACGTTTTTGTGATAATTTAACATCAGCAAGGCTGATTTGTCCTTCAAGAACATCCGAACCTTCACCAACGAAACCTGCAGCAGAGTCAGCAGTTTCTTTTGCAATTTTCAAAGTACCAGCAACCGATGGAAATTTGCGAGCACGAGCAAATACAGGAGAAGTTTCTTCCATTTTTGCAACAATTGTGCCTTCTACATTCTCAGGAATGATTGCTCCACCTTGTGCAGTTGTTTGAAGTTCACGAACTTCAGGACCATCTTGCTTACGAATAAACTGATCAAGACCACGCAATTCAACATCTTTTACATTTTCCATATCTCTTTCCTCCAATTTAAATTCTACTTTTTCTCCATCATTCTGACGGGCTTCTAAATTTTTGATTTGTTCATCCAATTGACGAATTTCATTTTCAAGTTCTGTAAACTTCTTTTCTTCTTCTGAAGTCAATGAACGAACCTCTTTTTCAGCATTACTAACAATTTCGTCTGCTTGATTAAGAAGTTCATTTCGTTTTTCTTTAATTGCTTTCAAGTTCATTTTTGAATCCTCCTATTTTAATGAATCTAAACGATTTCTGAATTCAGAGAAGTTTGGATAAAGATTGTCAGATCTCTTTTGTTCTTTATCAACCCCTTCTTCCTCTTTTTTCTTATCATCAGATTTATTTTCTTTGTTTTTGTTAGAATCTTTAGTTTTTTCTTCAGATTCTTTTTCATCTTGAGGTTTATCAGGAGATTTTTCTTCTTTCTCCTTTTTATCTTTATCTTTATCTTTATTTTCTTCTTTATTTTCTTCTTTATCTTCTTTTTTATCTTCTTTTTTATCCTCTTTTTTAGCCTTATCCTTATCTTCTTCTTTATTTTCTTGTTTTTCTTCTTCTTTTTTGTCTAATTTTTCATCAGATTTATCCTCAAGTTTTTCATCATATTGAGGGTCAGAATCTTGTTCTTCTTTACGGAATTCTAAAACTTTTTCTTGATCAGAACGAATTTCTTTGATTTCACTTTCTAAAGATCTAAATCGTTCTTCCAAGGTATCTAAAACTTCAATCTTTTCAAGAATTTTAGTCAATTTTTCTTCCATTAACCTTTTTTCCTCCTCTACTTCAGCTGGTATTTCAACTTCTTCAACCAGATCAATTCCTCTCGCAGCAATTGTCGATTGAGAATAAGCTGGATCTTTAACAACAGATACTTCGAATAATTCAAGTTCTTCGATAGTTCTTTCATATAATCCATTTTCTAAAGTTCGCCAGCTGTCTTTTATTGAACGGAAACCAAAAGACATATTTCGATAGATTCCAGATTTGATCAGCGTATAAACATCTTTACCCCAAGTAGTAGGAGCAATGGTCGCAGTCATAAATAAACCTTGGTCATCTTCTCTAAGTTCAAGAGAATCATTTCGAGTGGAAGCAAGGATAAGGTTGTTATTATGCTCTGCTAAAAAATCAATATCTCGTTTTGAATTCTTAATTGCTTTAGAGAAAGTTCCTTTTGCAATTTTTTCAATGAAACGTTTTGTTACACCTAAAACATTACTAGGTTGTTCAGTTTTATTTACATAACCAGACACTACCAGTGAACCATCTTCACTTGTTTGGAGGTCAGTATTTTGCATTCTAACTTCCATATCCATTGGTTTCTACACCTCCTTTGAATCACCTTTGTTCTTATTCTGATCTCCTTCATCTTCCTCAGTTTGTTGAGTCTGCTCATTATTTGGATCATCAGATTGTTGTTGATTATTCTGAGGAATAGGATTATCTGGGTCTATTGTCACACCCATATTTGGAATAGTCATTTCATTTGTCTTAGGATTGTAGAAGATGCTTCCTAAACTCCAAGTAAAATAATCAACATCAAGAGGAGGCATATCAATTTTCGATCTAGCTTCACTAATAGAAATAAGACCTTCTTTCATAGCTGTAGCAATCGTTTCAATCTTTTCTTTTTCAGTTGTTCTTAAAATTTCAGATGTGTCAAATCGGAAGTAATATCCTCTTTCTTTTTCTGACTCTAGAAGAAGGTTTTTATCTAAAGCTCCTTCAATTGCTGTCACAATAGGAGAGATGCAATATTGAAGGAAATAAATATTATTTTGTTCGTTAGATGCATATTTATTTGCATAAGCATTAATCATTGACTCTGGAATATTGAAAATTCTAGAAATATCTGAAAGAGTATTCTTTCTAGAGTTAGTCAAATCCATTTCATTAGGCTTCATTGAAATTGGATTATAATCTAAACCTTCTTCAAGAATAAGAGTCTTACCAGCTTTTTTTGCGCCGCTATATAAATTTTCAAAACTTGCTCTTAGCCTATCAATAGCATTTTGAGTCAATCGAGAGGTGGCTTTCAGCACTCCAACTGGCAAAGCACCATTTTTCAATATTCCTTGAGTATAATTCTGTTCATCTAGAGCCAGTAAGAATGTATCACTATTGTTCTTTAAAACTCCAGAAGAAGTGATCCCATCTTTACTATCTTTTAAGACAATAATCAATTCATCTGGAGAAAACTCAGCATCTTTATTCCCTTGTTGGTTTATAAGACTAATTTTTGCTGAGTATTTATATCCATCTTTTTTATATTTAGTAACTGAAATTTCTCGAATAGGAAGTTGGTATAAAGCAATTACATCATTCCGAACTCTTTCGATCTTTGTATATGAAGCTCCATAAAGCAAATAGTCTTTTACTAAGTGTTTCTTGAAGTTGTATCCATTTACTAATTCATTTGGTTCATTATTCAAAAGAAAAACTCTTCTATCGTCAACTTTTATTACTTCACCTTTTTCATTTTCTTTGTAAAGATAAATAGGTAGTTGAGCGATTGAAGATGTAATTAATTCAACTGAGGAGGCAACAGCTGGAATTTTCATTGCTTGTTCCTCAGTTACTTGGCTTCCATCACCGAAGAAAGAGGTAATTGAAAAACTTCCATAACGGAAGTCTTCTTGAGATCGTTGTTCAGATGATGATGATGATGATGATTTCTTGAATCGATCTAAAAATCCCATACTATTTTCATTTAGCCTCCTTCCCGGTTTAAATAAGAATTTAATAAATAATAAATTTAATTAGATAATAATGATGTCTCGTTCTTCATAAACGCTAACTAAACCTTCTTCAATATCTTTATTCCATAAAACCATAGCGTTCAAGATAGAAACAACCATATCTATTTTACCTATAGATTTTTTCTTATTTACATACGTATTAAGATTTGTATCTTTAACTTCTCTAGCATTAGAAAAGTTTATTTCTAATAGTTGATTTTTGATATATCTGAACTTTTGATTTAAGACTCTTTCTTTCAAAAGTTTTGTAGCAGGGTGGAGAACTGAAGAATGCTGTCTAATTTCAATTGTGTCATAACCAGCTTCGTACCATCTGTTAGCAGAAGAAATGGCATTATAACGGTCATAACCAATACCTTTAATTTTTACACCAAACTTTTCTTCAAGACTTAAAACAAAATTTTCAACGAAACTATAACTAATAACTTTATCTCCACAGAAGAAACAATAACCATTGTCTCTCATAGTGAAGTAATCAACACGTTCAATTTTGCTCTTATTAACAGCATTATCTTCTGGGATAAAAGCCCATGATTGAGCAACATATTCATCTTTGTCAATATCATAAGTTACCATTGAAATAGCTGTATTGTCTGTTGTTTGAGATAAGTCAACTCCAACATAAACTTCTCGACCTGTCCAATCATAATTTTCAATCATACATTTTTTAAGGTCATCAGTTGGAATATAAACTTCAGCTTCATCTCCATCAACGAAGATGTTCATGTGCTTAGTTAAAAAATTCTTTTTAGAACTAGATACTTCTAAAGCTGTTGCTCTTTGTTTCTTCAAATATTCAAGGTTTTCAGGTATATCTATTGCTAATGGGTTGGCTTGAAGTAGAGACTTGTCAGATAACCAATCTTTAGGATCGTCTGGTTTATAAAGCAAAGAAAATAAAGAGTCATCTTCAATAACTCCATCTAAAACTTTCTGAGCATATTCAACTTCTTCAACCATTGGATTATTAAGAGATTCATAAGCAGTACTGATCAAAATACCAGTACGATTGACCATGTTCATCTGAGAAGATTGCATAGCATCAATTGGATAACGATTCCTTAAAGCACCAACTTCATCAGCAACAAATACATTTGCTTTACGGCCATCCATCCTGTTTTCAGAATAAGCAAGTGGAACAAATTTAGATTTTGTAAGAGTACATCTAATTTCGCTCCTTGTAATCTCGAAATATTTTTGGATTAATGGGGAAGCTAATATTGCTTGTTCAACTTCCTTCTTAACAATAGAAGAAAGTTCTCTATCTGGTGCAACTGAATAGAACTCTGAAAACTCAGGTTCGATTAAAAGCAAAATAATGAAAATTAATGCAACTAAGAATGATTTACCTGATTTACGAGCAATTAAAAGTATTGATTTTTCAAATCGTCTCTTTTCAGGTATGTCTTTATGTTTCCAACAAAGCGCATTAATTAAGAAAAACCACTGGAAATCTGCCAAAGCATCATAAGTTGGAGTTCCAGCTTTAAGACCAGTGGCCATATTAATTAGCTTTGTTAGATTAGTGATTTTTTTCATTTCATCTTCATCGATGAAATATTTAGAATCAGGATTATTAAGTTCATCTAAAAATTGTTGGCACGATTTTATAACATACTTACCAGCGATGATTTGTTTCTCTGTTACTTGAACAGCATACTGGTAAGCAGTATGGTTCTTAATGTAAGAGGAAACCATATCATCACCTTCAGTACTCTGTATTTGGCACCAGAGGTTGGAATCGAACCAACGTACCATGGTTTTTTCAACCAGGCGATTATCCAATTATCTTTACTCTGATAAGTTAAAAGGCTCAAGTCGACAATCGGAGGAAACGACAAGAGCCAATTATCCTTTAAGAATTTTTAGTAATGGATCTTTTTCTTCCTCTTCTTTCTCAATCTGCATACCAGCTAATTGTGCACGAGATGATGGACTTAATCCAAGTTGAGTTGCTAAAAATCTAAATTGATTAAGGTATTTTTGCTTAGTTCCAACAGCTGGATTTTCTTTCTCTATTTCATGACCATAACGGTCAATTTGCTTAATTATAATACCTTCTTCATTAATTATTTCATCAGCTTGTCTCATTTTACTTAGGCAATCGGCAGTTTGTTCAAGGAGAGGAATATCAAGATTAGAAAGAATATTACTAATTTCAAGTTCAGTAACAAGAAACTTATAATACTCTTTAGCTAATTCATCAAGATGATCAGGAATATTTTTGAACAAATCTCCGTTACCTTTCAACTTTTCTTCTTTCTCTGCTCTAATTTCTAATTGAGCTTTTGTTTCAGATTTACCTTTCTTTAAGCTAGCAGGTTTTCTTGGTCTAGGCATTTTCCAGCCCCCTAGAGTTTATAATCAAAATCATAGTCATCTAATTCTATGTTAGGTTTGAAGTCTAATTTTTCACTAGTTCCAAGTTGTAAGTTACATGTTTTACAAAGAGTTATTAGATTACTCTCTTCAAACATTAGTTCGGGATATTCAATTCTTGGTTTAATATGATGAACTTGCAAGTTATTACTATTAATGATTCCATATTTTATTAAGCATCTTTGGCATACGCCTTGGTCTCTTTTAATCATTAAAGATCTAAGTTTTTTCCATCTGCCAGATGACAATGGTTTTAAAACTTCTTTGTTCTTTTCGTAGTATTGTTTTTGATATTCGTTTCTATTTTGATTTTTCTTGCATGAGCAAGTTTCATTAAAGTTGATTATTCTCCCACAAGAGCATATTTTCTTTTTACTGCTCATATCTATCATCTTCTAAATCAATAAGTTGGATGTTAATGTCTTCTGGTACTGAACCACAATAAGAGCATTCAGAAATAATCTTATTATTTTCTCTATATGTAATAATGTGGGAGTAACATTTCTCACAGATTTGGTCAGTTTGTTTTTTATTCATTATAAATCTCCTTCTTTCAAATCATTGGAAGATCAATTTTCTAACTACTGACCCTGATACCTCTCTAATTAATTATATATGTAACTTCCAATTACTAGACGAAAATTCGACAAAAAAGTTGGAAGATTATGTAAAAAAAAGTGTTTACGTGAACGTATGTTCGGTTTATAATATAAATAGAGAGATAAATAAATAAAAAATAAAAATTGGAGGAATAAAAATGGACAAATTTATTATGGATGTTGAATTGCCAGATGGAGAAGAAAAAGAGATTGAATTAGATGTTAGTTCTTTAGGAGATATTGATTCATATAATGAAAAAGAGATGTTTGAAGAAATAAGAAATTTAATCAAAGAACAGTATCCTGAATTATGGCCAATCAGAAGGTTTTGGATGTGAATTTGAAGAGCTT